TGAATCGCCTGAAAGATATGATCGATTTATAGCAGGAACAAATATTCCAATATACAAACTTGAGGTATTAGATGAGCATAAGCCCGATTACTTAATATTATTTGCTTGGAACTATGCTGAGTTAATAAAGAGTAAGCTAAAAATGTATAATTTTAAATATATAATTCCATTTCCACAAATATATGAAGATAATTAATGTTACACCTGGTTTACTCCCAATACCACCAAATGGTTGGGGAGCAGTTGAAAAAATAATATGGGAAACACATCTATGTCTTAAAGAATTAGGATATGATTCACAAATCCTATACTTAAACGAAATACCATCAGACGCCGACATAGTTCATATTCATGTCGCAAATTTAGCAAACGAAGCACATCAGAAAGGTATCCCATACTACTTTACGATGCACGACCATCATGCATATCTATATGGTAAAGATTCACATGCTTACCGAGAAAATTTGGAAGCAATAAGAAATGCAAAACGAGCATTTGTTCCGGCAAAGTATTTAGTGGATTGGTTTGAAGGGATACCGGAGTATTTTTCACATGGTGTTAATACCGATTTCTTCCGAAATGATAAAACGCCGACTACACACCGACTTCTATGTGTAGCAAATAATGGATTCATACATGACCAATCCGAAGACCGAAAAGGATTTGGATACGCAATAGAAGCAGCAAAACGATTAGGATTACCGATTACAATAGTTGGACCGGAAAACAATAGAAAATATTTTGAAAAATTCCCGTCAGACTATCAAAAATTAAAAATAGTCTATGGTGCAACTGAAGAAGAATTATTGGAGATATATAAAACACATTCCATATTTCTCCACCCATCCATACTTGAAGCTGGCCACCCCAATCTAACTTTATTAGAGGCGATGGCATGTGGTCTTCCTGTATTAGCAACTTTTGAAGACGACAATGAATTAGAGGGTCTGATACGAATAGAAAGAAATACCGATAGTATAATCAGTGCAATAGCTACAGTATTTACTGACTACTCAATGTATAGTAAAATTGCAAGAAATCAGGCTGAAAAACTATCTTGGAAAAATAGAACAATAAAAATGATAAGTAAATATCATATGAAAAATAGTACAAAAGAAAAAGTTATTTTTTGGCACACCTATTTAGTGGGTGAGTATAAATTAATTTTACAAGAACAAATTTCAAAATTAATATTGTCCGGTTTATATGATGAGGTTGATTGTATTTATACAGGCATTATATCAAATAATAATGACGATACTAATTGGTTTTTGAATTTACTAAAATCTTACAAAAAATTTAGTCCAATAGTACATGAAAAAAATGGGTATGAACAATCAACATTAAGATGTTTGCACGAATATGCTGAAAAAAATGATTCGTATATACTGTATTTTCATTCTAAGTCAGTATCAAATCCCGGATATCCAAATACACTTGTGAGATGGTTATTAGAATATCATACAATATATAAATGGAAAGAATGTCTTTCGCTTTTAGATGAAGGTTATGATGCAATAGGAATTGATTTAAGAATGAATTCTCCTTTAGGAGATTATACTCATTTTAGCGGAAATTTTTGGTGGAGTAAATCATCATATATAAAAACATTAGATAAAAAATACATCTATGATACGGAATTATTTGGTGAATGGAATAGATTTTCAGCAGAATTTTACATTGGTGCAAATCCTAATGCTAAACTTATATCACTTTTTGAGTCTGAACACATAGTACCATTTAATGGTGAAAGCATTATTAGTAAATACCTTAAAGTAAATGAAACACATAAAAAAGAACATAAAAAATTAGATTCAATGAAAGAGAGTTTAATCCACCACTATAACAATACACAGATAATTAATAGAGAATCAAAAAAATACAAGCCAAATATCAATATTAATAATGTAGATGGCCCTTTTGTTGAAATAACGGGAGAACAATCTAATAAAAAATATAGAGTTGAATTTATTGATAATATGAGTGGTGTAGTAGAACATTCACATGAAATGCCAGTAAATCACTGGACAAAATGTTCAATAAAGTATTTTGTTGATTGGAATATTAGAGTATATGAGGATGGTGTATTAATAGAGGATTACCATACCGATTTTAATGGTAAAAATGTGTACATAGCACTTGATTCAAAATCTTTAGGGGATACTTTTGCTTGGTTCCCGTATATGGAAGAGTTTAGAAAACAACATGGGTGCAACATCATATGCTCCACTTTTTGGAATGATTTATTTAAATCACAGTATCCTCAATTTAAATTTATTAATCCGGGAGAAACTGCACATAATATAGTTGCAATGTATAGTATTGGATTATTTTATGCAACGGATAGTAAATATGATGGATTCAAACATCCAAATAATCCAATTAAGCAACCATTACAAAAAATAGCAAGCGATATATTAGGACTTGAATATGTTGAAGTCAGTCCTAAAATAAAATCAGTATCTCCAGCTAAAAGGTCAAAACGATATGTGGTTATTGGAATACATAGTACATCGCAAAACAAATATTGGAATAATCCAAGCGGATGGAAAGAGGTTGTAGAATATTTGAATTCACAAGATATAGAGCCGGTTTTCATTTCAAAGGAAGGACCGGACTATATGGGCAATCGTTATCCGGATGGAGTGACAACGATAATACCAAATACAATAGAGGAGGCAATGTCATTAATAAATGGTTCTGAATTTTTCATAGGAATATCAAGTGGACTATCTTGGTTAGCATGGTCATTAGGTAAAAAGGTAGTTATGATATCTGGCTTCACAGAAATCTATAACGAATTTACAACAAATTGTGTTCGTATAATAAATGAATCGGTATGCCATGGCTGTTGGAATAGAACAAAATATGACCCAGGTGATTGGAATTTCTGCCCAGACCAAAAAGGAACACCAAGACAATTTGAATGTACAAAAAGTATTACGGGACAAGATGTGGTATTGGAATTAAAAAAATTATTACAATAAATCGCAAAAATTTAGTTTTGAAAATTAAGTTTATATTTATTCATAGAATTTTTAACCTAAAATCTTAAACCTTATACAAAATGGCAGAAAAAATCGTATCACCAGGCGTTTTCACAAGAGAAAATGACCTAACATTTTTACCGCAAGGAGTAGCAGCCATAGGAGCTACTATCATTGCACCCTTCAGCGAAGGCCCGACCGTACCTACGGTTGTAACCTCCGTTGCAGACCTAGAGAACTGGTATGGTAAAGCAGATGACAACTATTATGGTCCGTTAGCTGCAAGATATTACCTCAGCGAAGCAGGACAAGTAACCGTTTGTCGTGTATCCGGAAGAAACGGATATACCGAAACAAACCCCCTTCTTTTAATATATTCTGGAAGTGCAGGTGGACCCAAAGCATTGGGTGTATTATTTAATACCGATGCAGAAGCAAATCCTTTCACAAAAGAATTAGCAATTAACGGAAATTTTACAACAGTGGCTTATCAGGGTGCTTCAGTAATCTCTGGTACTGTAAACACAACTTCTACTACTGATTGGGGATTTGGTCTTTCCGGTTCTTATTTTGGAACAACATTTAGCGCATCACTATATGCAGCTGCATCAAACAATGTAAAAGCAGCATTTGGTACTTTCCCTAAAAATCAGGGTAAAGAAGCATATTCATTTGCATTCTTTGGTGCTACCGCACAAACAGGATTATTTACTAGTGCAGGAACTAATGCACATATATCAGGCGCTATTCTCTTTAGCCAGAGCTTCTCACAAAGCGCACAGCCAGCATATACTCCTGTAATTCAGTCACAACTTTCTGGTGGTGACAGAACTACACTTCTTCAATTCTATACACTTGGAGCAGGTGAAGCTACTAACACAAAAGTTAAAGTTAGTATCTATAACATAAAGCCTTCTGGAATTATTAATGGTTCTGACTATGGTACATTTAGTGTACTTGTAAGAGCGTATTCTGATACCGATAAGAAAAAAGAGGCTTACGAATCTTATTCAAACCTTACCCTTGACCCTTCATCTCCGAACTATGTTCTACGTGTGATTGGTAACCGTTCCAAAGTATTGGCGGACAATGGTAATGTAACTGAATATGGTGATTATCCTAACTTCTCTAAATATATCCGTTGCTGGAACGAAGGTGACTCTACTTGGGTAGCAGCAGAATCAATACCTGCAACCGCAGTTCCTTACGCACATGCACCTTATAAGTTAATGGTGTCAGCATCTACTTATTTCAGCGGATTGATTCCGGCTGTAACATATGTTAACGCTAGTTCAACTGTGTTCGGTGGTATTGACCTTGATAACAATGAAGATAACGCAAACTATCAGAGACCTATACCAATTGGAGCATCTTCTGGTTCTAACGTAGCATTCTCTCTTGACACTACTTGTGGATATACCTTATCTGGTTCACTACAAAATGATGTTAATAAGAGAAGATTTACTGTAGCATTCCAGGGTGGTTTCAATGGTCAGAATCCTACCAGATTAACTAACAAAGCTGCTGATATTTCCGCAACCAATACACAAGGTTTTGATGTGTCTACAACCACATCCGAAGGATATCTCGCATACTTAGCACACATAAATGCACTTACAAATGCAGACGAATATGATACCAACCTCGTTGTAACTCCTGGTCTAATCAGAAGCGTACACTCTACGCTCGTTGACAAAGTTCTTGAGATGGTTGAAAATCGTGGTGATTGCTTCTACATATTAGATGCAGTAGGATTTAGTGGAACTATTGAGGATGTAAACACTCAGGCTCAATCACTTGATACCAACTACGCAGCAATTTACTATCCTTGGGTAAAAGCAGTTAACCCTGTAACAAGCAAAATTATAGCAGTACCGCCTTCAGTATTGATGCCCGCAGTATACGCTGCAAACGACCGCATCACCGCAGAATGGTACGCACCCGCAGGTTTGAATCGTGGTGGACTTAGTGGAGCAGTAGCAGTTGTCACCAAACTCAATCAGAGTGACCGTGATACCTTATACGAAGCAAAAGTTAACCCTATCGCTCAATTCCCTGGTCAGGGTATTGTAGCATTCGGACAGAAAACCTTACAAGATAAATCTTCCGCACTTGATAGAATCAATGTTCGCAGATTACTATTAACGGTTCGTAAGTTCGTAGCTTCCGCATCCCGCTACTTGGTATTTGAACAGAACACATCTGAAACTCGTCAGAGATTCCTCAATATCGTAACTCCTTACTTGGAGGGCATTCAGCAAAGACAAGGTCTCTACGCATTCCGTGTACAGATGGATGAAGCTCTAAATACAGCAGATATGATTGATAGAGGTATATTGAAAGGTGCAATTTTCTTACAACCCACAAGGACGGCAGAATTTATAATTGTAGACTTCAATATTCTTCCTACAGGAGCATCCTTTGGAGCATAAAATTATAAAACCGAATATTTATTATTACATAACACTTAAACAATAAGAAAATGGCAGAAGTATTAGAATATGACAAAATGTTTTACAAGAATTGGGAACCGAAACTTTCAAACAGGTTCATCATGGAAATCAATGGTATTGATTCCTATCTTGTTAAGACGGCAAACCGTCCTACTGTAACATCCGAAGTTGTGGAATTAGACCACATCAACATTAAGAGGAAAATAAAAGGAAAGACTAGCTGGGATGATATGACTCTCTCACTATACGACCCGATTGTTCCCTCTGGAGCACAACAGGTAATGGAATGGATTAGACTATCGCACGAAACAATTACTGGTCGTGATGGATACGCAGCTTTCTATAAGAAAGATATCAATTTCAAAATGTTAGGCCCCGTTGGTGACGTGGTTGAACTTTGGGTAATCAAAGGTGCATTCATTACTTCCGCCAATTTCGGAGATATGGATTGGTCTGGTAATGACCCGATGATGGTTGAAATCACTTTAGCATTCGATTACGCTATACTAGAATACTAATCGTAGTCTGAAGTCAATTATAACTGAAAAAATCTCCTCATTTCGGTGGGGAGATTTTTTTATTTTTCTATATTTATTATAAACTAATTATTTACACATACTTAAACTAAAAGTTATGAGCGAAGACAAATCAATTGAAAAGCAAGTTACACGTGGTATTCAACCACAACAATCAACTCCTCAACCTAAAAAATCATTTCCATTTCCAACAGAGGTTATAAGCTTACCATCAAAGGGGCTTGTATATCCCGAATCAAATCCCCTATCAAAGGGTGAGGTAACGGTTAAATTGATGACTGCAAAAGAAGAAGATATTCTTACATCATCAAATCTAATTAAAAAAGGAGTTCAGCTGGATAAATTGTTAGAAGCAATTGTAGTTGAGCCGGGCGTAAATCCAGGTGATTTAATTATAGGAGATAAAAATGCAATACTTGTTTCATCACGTATATTGGCATTTGGTGCGGAATACGAGGTTACGATAAATGACCCCGAAGAGCGTACTCCTGTTGAAATTACTATTGACTTATCTAAAATAAAAGTAAAAGAAGTAGACGAATCATTACTTAACAGAGAAAATGAATATGAATTTGAATTACCAGTATCAAAGACTCCTATTAAATTCAAATTATTAACACACGCTGATGAGCAGGCAATATCAAAGGATGTGGAAGCTAGTCAGAAGGTCGCTAAACAGGGTAATGAAATAACTACTCGTTGGAGAAAAATCATTACAGAAGTTAATGGTAGTAGAGATTTGGGTATTATTAGTAATTTTGTATCAAATCAACTACTAGCAGGAGACTCAAAAGCACTTCGTAAGCATATGACAAAAATATCTCCGGATTTAGACCTCACATTTGAATATACATCCCCATATACGGGCGAGACGGAGGCGCTAAGAATACCGTTCGGAGTTGGCTTTTTTTACCCTGCCGACTAATTATAGCGTAGTACTGCACAGCCAAATTTTTCAAATGATATATTTTTCCAATGGAGGTTTCAATTGGAATGATCTCTATTATATGCCCACACGGCTTAGAGAATTTTATTGGCGAGAACTGCTAAGTACCAAAAAGCAAGAAAACGAAGAAGTCAGACGGGCAAATAAAAAATCATCAAGTAGAGTAGCCCGTAGATAATTCATTTTACATATATTTATAGGTGTGAAATCCGAATAAATATGCGTAAAAAAAAGATATTGGTAAGAGAATCGCAGATTAGAAAACTTTCTGAATTAATAAAAAAAGCTATACGAAAGGAAGAGAAAACTGCTCCATATATTCAAAGATTGCAGGCAAAATATCCTGAGTCTGCTGAAAAATGGCAAAAGTTTAATGATTTAACTATAGCCATGCTTACAAAGCAAATGCAAATTGCTAGTAGTAGAGGAGATTACAAAAGAGCCTGGGAAATAGGAGATGAAATAGCAAAAATTTATTCAAAGTAATTATAAACTTCAATAATGGCCAAAATAAAATCTTCTGGTAGTTCGGATAAGAAAGAGGAATACAAAATTCAACAGGCCGAACGCAGTTTGCTTTTAGAAATACAAAAGATTGAAGATGGTCAAAACGAAGCTGCAAAAGAATTACTTAAAACTTATCAAAAATTACATGAACTAAGGGAATCTGGCGCAGAAGATACAGATGAGTATGCTGATTTATTAGATAAAGCAGAGGATTTATTAGATGCTCAAGAGGATGGCGGAAAAGCTTTAAAGGCACAACTATCTGAATATAAAAAGCAAGAAAAAATTCTTGAGAATATAAGACAAAGACGAAAAGAAAATCAAGAATCATTAAGAATTGAATTAGAAGACCAATCCTCAATAACACGAGAATTAAATAAGCAAAAAAATACACTTGGAGAAAATACTGATTTGTATACGGCATCGGCTGCCGCTGCTGCTTCTGTAGCAGCCAATATTCAGGGATGGTCTAGCGCATTGCAAGACAGTATATTAGGGGAAAATAAAGAATTTAGACAATCTATAATTTCAATGGGTGATGCTCTAAAAGAATCAACCACGGAAATGGTCTCAATTAGTACCCAAATGCAATCTGGTAAACTTGAAGGAGGGATTAAGTCAGCATCGGAGAAAATTAACAGTTCAGTAGAGAGTTTACGAGATAAGATGAATGAAATTGATTTAGAACCATTTCGTTCGGAATTAGTACAAGTAAATAGTGATATATCTAAATTATTAAGTCAGCCTGGTGCTGCCGAAGCAGTGGTCAATGCTCAGAAATCAAGAGACTCATCATTACAATCTTTGTCAAATCTAAAACAGCAGCAAGAAGAAGATATAAAAGAAATAGTTGCATTAGAACAAGAACGAGGAATAGCAATTGCTTCTGGAAATAAGGAACAAGCCGAAGAAATAAAGAAAATACTTGAAGAGCGTAAACGAAAGCATCAAGAGGTAGGAGATACTATAATTGCTGAAGAGCAGAAAATACAACAATCATATGAACAAGAACTTGAGTCTATAGCACCAAACCTTGCTGCTTTGGAAAAAAGACGAATAGCCCTTGATAAAGGAATACAAGCTGGCGAGCAGCAGATTGCTACTACAAAACAACAAATAGACTCATTAGAAAAATATAATGATGGAATGAAGGATGCCGCCACACGCGTTGATATGGTTGGTAAATCCTTAGATGCTTTGTCGGAACACCTTCCAGCCGGCCAGGAACTTGTGAATGTTATAAAAGGCGCAGTTGATGGTTCTATGGATTTGAAAATGCTTGAAGCCGGCATAGTAGCCGTTGGTGCAGCTTTAGGATCTTGGGCAGGAAAATATATATTTGCAGAATGGGATGTTGAAACAAAAACGGCAAACGACCTTGCAATAAAGAAAATTCAACTTGAAGAAGATGTAGCAAAACTCAGATATGATAACGCAAAATTTCTGCAGGATTTTGAATATGATGGAGAAAATTATCTCGGAAAATTAGGATTAGAGTTATTAGAGAGAGAGGTAAATTACAATTGGGATCGCTACAAACAGGAAATGAAAATTCAGGACCTGAAAACAAAAGGTAGTGCAGAGCAGGGAAAAATATTAAATGAAATTAATGCAACAAATAGAGAAGCAGCATTATCATACCGCGTTCAATCACAATCAGCTTTATTTGGTAAAGGAATAGGTTCTGTATCTTATGCAAAAGATGGTCTTGCGTTGGCCGGCGTTAATGCGGATAAATTAGCAAGTACTATAGCTGATGCATCGCTTAGTATGGGTCAAATGCCTACTGCTCAAAATGCAGCAGATATGGCAGTGTTTGCTAATAGATTGGGACTATCAGGAAATGTATTGCCTGATATAGTAAAATCTTTAGAATTATCACAAGGATTTTCAGCAGAAACTGCAACAAATGTAGCTGCAGGATTGGAGAGTATGGCCGAACAGGCGAATATCAATCCAAACAAAATGTATGAAGACATTGCCAAAGCATCTAAAGAGATGTACAAATATGGCATTAAAAATGTTGGTGCATTAGGAAGACAGGTTGCATACGCACAATCCATGGGACTAAGCTTTGATAAGATATCAAAGATGGGTGATAGTATGGTGCTGAATTACCAAGACAGTATTAAAGCTGAAATGGAATTAAGTGCCTTAATGGGTGAACAAGTAGATTTATCGGGGGTTAGAGCAGCAGCTGCGGCAGGTGGACCGGATATGGTTCAAAATATGATAGCCGAAATGCAAGCAACTGGAATTGATGTTGCAAATATGAATAAGTTCCAACTACAGGCGTTGCAAAAAGCTATACCTGATATGGACATCCAAGAAATAGAAAAAATGGTAAAGGGTGGTGGAGTGGATGTTGCAGAAGCCGGTGCAAAAGATGTAAAGCAGATAAATGAAGCAACGATTAAGCAGAAAAGAATAGAACAAGTTCAACAAGCAATCGGTTCAGCTCAAATACAGGCTGACAAAGTTTATTTAGATTTGAAACTTGATAAAGAAATAGCAGATAAGCAAACAAAATCAGAAGGACGTAAGAAATTTGAAGAAGAATCAACTGAACTTGAAGCTCAAAAACTTAGAAGTGAGTACGGAAAAGAAGCAAAATATAAAACCGATGATACAAGTGGTTATGTAAAGGGTGAAGCTGAAAAGGCTAGAAAAGAATTAATGAGGCCACTAACTGAAGGATTTGGCAATCTATTTGGTACAGTTGCCGGCGGGTTGACAGCATATATAACCCGAAAACCTTTAGCAGGATTATTGAAATCAGTAGTACCACAAATTGAAGCGCCTGGTGCTGGGGCCGCCGCAACACCGGGAGCAGCACCTGCTCCAACTGCTGCTGGCGCTGCGCCGGGAGCTGCACCAATTCCAACCGTAGCACCTACCAGCGGTTCAACCGCAGGACCAATTCCTGCGGCCGCGCCACCTCCTGAACCAACTTCTATACAAGAGGCAGTAGCAGCAAAAGCAGATGAAGTAAAAGCAAAAGTAGGCGAAAAAATAAATGAAAAAGTAGATGCTGTAAAAGGAAAAGTAGAGGAAAAAATAGATAAGTTAACTGGGGCAACACCTTCTACTGCGGCTGCTCCTGAACCAACCGCTGCGGAAGAAACGGTAGGTAAAAAAGGTAAAAAAGCCAAAGCTAAAAGAAAAAAAGGAGGCGAAATAGCTGCAACAGAAACGGCACCAGGACAAAGTCCATATAAAGGAATGGGTAGGTCTGAAAAAGCTATGGCACAACCACGTGGTAAGGGTGGCAGGTTTGTATCCGGCCCTAAAGCAGCTGCACCAGCCGCAGCTGTACCGGGTCAAAGTCCATTTCAAGGAATGAGCCGTTCTCAAAGGGCAGCAGCTATGCCAAGAGATGCGAAAGGTAGATTTATGGCAACACCAAGAACTTTACCGACTGCAGGTGGATTTGGGGCAGGAGTAGGGGCACCAATGATGCCTTCTACGCCTTCAATGGCCGCGGCACCACCACCGGCGGTACCAGGCACATCAACGGGTAAAAAAGGTAGTAGAGCAAAGGGTAAAGGAGCAGTTGATGGTGGATTACTTGGTACATTTGGAGCAGGAATAGGGCAGGCCGGTAAAGGTATTGGTACATTTTTAAGTTCAGTAGGAAAGGGAGCCGGAAAAGCAATAGAAGGAATTCTTAAAGGAATTGGAGCAGGATTAAAAGTATTTGCAGATCCGTATGTTATACTTGGTGCCGGTGGATTGGCTCTTGTTATAGCACAGGTGGGAGCTGGGCTTGCGGCTGCATCGTGGATAATGGGTAAAGCATTACCTACTCTTGCTGAAGGGTTTAAATCATTCAATGATGTAAATGGAGAAAACCTAAAAAATATAGGTAGTGGCATGCTTCAGATGGGTGCCGGTATAGCCGCATTTGGTGCGGGTTCAGTTTTAGCCGGTATAGGTGGATTAGTACAGGGTGCAGCTTCTTTACTTGGTGCAAAAAGCCCATTGGAGCAGTTTTTAGAATTTTCTAAAATGGATTTTGGAGACCCGGCTAAAGTAAAGGCAAACGCAGAAGCATTTGCTGCATTTGGCCAAGCAATGGCAAAAGCTGGAGCAAGCCAAGGAATTGCCGGAATTGGTACATTTGTATCTGGTGTTAGTGAGGGATTGTTATCAATGTTTGGTATGGGTGTTAAATTACCATATGACCAATTCAGAGAATTTGCGCATATGGATTTTGGAGACCCTGTAAAAGTAAAAGCAAATGCAGAAGCTTTTGGTGCATTTGCAGAAGCTATGGCAAAGGCTGCTGGAGCTCAGGGAGCCGGCGCTGCTAGCGGATTATTTGGTGGAGTCGCAGAGGGTATAATGTCATTCTTTGATAAAAAAATTCAATTACCGTATGACCAATTCAGAGAATTTGCGCATATGGATTTTGGAGACCCGAAAAAAGTAAAAGAAAATGCAGAAGCAATGGGTGCTTTTGGTGAAGCTATGGGAAAAGTAGTTGCAGGAGGACAGCCTAGCGGTGATATTGTAAGTGGCATTTTTAACACATTAACTTCTGCATTTAAGACAAAAGCAAAACTACCATATGAACAATTCCAAGAGTTTGCTTATATGGATTTTGGAGACCCGAAAAAAGTAAAAGCAAATGCAGAAGCCTTTGCAGCTTTTGCTGAAGCATTTTCCAAAGCGTCTTCTGCACAAGGAGATGCCGCTGTATCAACTTTTGCTGAAGGAGTTTTGGGTGGTATAGGAGAATTTCTTGGGGCTAAAGATCCTATACAAAAATTTGTAGAATTTTCATTTTTAGAAATAGGCCCCAATGCCAAAGTAAACGCTGAAGCATTTGTTACATTTAGTGAGGCAATGGCAAAATATACCGGAACTAATCAGGGAATGTGGGGAACTATTACTGAACATGTTGGTAACTTTTTAAGAAACGAAGACCCTATAAAGAAATTCACAAGATTTGCAGGTCTTAAAATAGATGGAGAAAAAGCAAAAACTAATGCAGAAGCATTTGTAACATTTTCAGAAGCACTGTCAAAGTATACTGGAACTAATCAGGGAATGTGGGCAACGATTACTGAAGGGGTTGGTAGATTTTTAGGTAATGAAGACCCTATAAAGAAATTCGCAAAATTCTCAAGGCTTAAAATAGAAGGAGAAAAAGCAAAAATTAATGCAGAAGCATTTGTACTATTTAGTGAAGCACTGTCAAAATATACCGGTACAAATCAAAGTATGTGGGGAACTATTACCGAAGCAATTGGTAGATTTTTAGGGAATGAGGACCCCATAAATAAGTTTGTAAGATTCGCAGGATTAAAGATAGATGGTGTTAATGTAAAAAATAGCGCAGAGGCTTTTGTAACATTTAGCGAAGCATTGTCAAAATATACTGGCACAAATCAGGACATTTGGGGAACGCTTGCAGAAGGAATTGGTAACTTTTTAGGTAACGAAGACCCGATTAATAAATTTGTAAGATTTGCAGGATTAAAAATAGATGGTGTTGCTGTTAAAGCAAATGCAGAAGCCTTTGTAACATTCAGTCAAGCATTATCAATGTACACAAATACCAATCAGGGTATGTGGGGAACTATTACCGAAGCAGTTGGTAACTTTTTAGGTAATGAAGACCCGATTGATAAATTTGTAAGATTTGCACAACTACAGATAGATCCACTAAAAGCATTTGGAAATGCATTAGCATTTTCAGAATTTGCTCGTGCATTAGGCGGATATGAAGGATCTAATCAGGGTATGTGGGGAACTATTACCGAAGCAGTTGGTGACTTTTTAGGTAACGAAGGGCCCATTGAAAAATTTGTAGAGTTTTCAAAAATTGACATAGGCGATCCTGTAAAAGTAGGACAAACAGCAAAGGCCTTTGCTGAATTTTCAAAAGGATTGTCACAATATAAGGGTACTGGTGAGGGATTGGGTTCTCAAATATGGAGTGCGGTAAGCGGCTTTTTTGGTGGAGGTGGCGCAGATTTTAGTGATATATACACACAATTTCAGGAATTTTCTTTCTTAAAAACAGGAGATAAAGCACTTGAAAATGCTCAAGCATTCTCATTATTTGCAGGTGCCATAGCATCATATAAAGGAGTATCTGGAAATGAGGGGGGAATAATAGATGGAATAATGAGTTTCTTTAGTGCTGGCCAATCAGACAAAAATAAAGCGGAAGCTGATGCGCTTTGGTTAAATGCTTTAATAGATAAATTCAGACAATTTTCTGAAGCAAAATTAGGCGATACCACAAACTTAAAAAAGAATGCAGAAGCATTCACTTTATTTGGAAATGCAATATCATCTTTTAAGCCATCGGAAACAGCAACCGATAGAATATTAGATTCAATAAATAACTTTTTCTTTCATGATAATAAACCGCTCACATCGGAAGAGGAGGCCGCAGCATTTTTAGAACCATTATTTGCCAAATTCCATATGTTTGCAGACGCCGGACTTGGTGAGAAGAGTGAAGCAGTTAAAAAGAACGCAGAAGCATTCATTACATTTTCAGAAGCATTAGCTAAATATCCACAACAACCAGCAGGATTCTGGGACGGAGTTGGCGATTTTTTCTCGGGACTAGGTAATGTACTCAATGCACTGTCTGGACAGGAGGCAGCAGAAAATCCAATAACTATGTTACAACGGTTTGCCGATGTTCACATTAGCAAAGAACAAACTGAAACTAATGCGTACGCATTAATTTCATTGGCTAAGAGTCTTACTAATTTTAGTGGTTATAAGGACTCAATAAGCGGCGCATCGGAAACCGCTACCATAGCAATGCAGGCTTTAAATATACTACTTGACCCAAAGACGGGTATTAGCGTAAGCAAATCCGATAAATTAAAAAATTCCGGAGATGGCCTGCTTAATTTAGCAAAAGCTTTTAAAACCTTTGAAGGCGTTAATTTTACCCTCGCAGCTACATCATATAAAGCGATGATAGAGGCAATGAATACTGTAAAAATAGAGGATGCAACTATTGAACGAATCAAAAATTTTGCTGGAGCATTTGAACCATTGGTTGGTACAATGCGTAGTGTGGGTCAATCGGAAAAAGCTAATACATGGCTTGGAGGACTCCTTCAGGATGTAGGTATTGGTAAAAAACAAAATAATGTTGTCAACGCATTAGATATAATGCCGAGAATGGCCGACATGTTAACAAAATTCTCAGTAGCAATTTCTAAGCTGCAACCGGAGAGTATGAAACAGCTTGCAACATCATTGGTATCTTTAGTTGGTCCAATGTCAGCACTATTTAATGAAGATGTATTTGACTCAAAGGTAGCAAGCTCTGCTTGGGGGATTGCATTAAGTGTAGTTACCTTAGATAAGGTTGTCACAGAAAACCTTACAAAAAGATTACAGAAATTTACAGGTTTAACTGGTAGTATTCAAACTATGGCTACAGCAGTATCTGAGTTGGCGGGTGCATTCAAAGCATTAAGTTCTGCGGCGGTAGGACCTACAATTACCGCAACTGGTAAAGGCGGCCTCGGGTTCGCATCCGGCGCAACAGTTGCTTCAAAAGTTGGATCGGCACCGATAAAATCGGCTAGTCAAAAAATTGACCTCATGGTTGATAACCTTCAAAAGATAAATGAAAACACAAAGGCAACAAAAGAATTAACAAAAGCTATGGTACAATTAGCTGCTGCAACATATGAAGGGTATGATAAACAATCCGGTACAACACTTAAAATATCTGGCAAAGATATATTATTGGTAGCGGGAAGAGCAGCTGGTGCGCAAAAGACACAAAAGCAAACAACATATACTAACTTTGATAATATCTAATATTTTGAATCTGAATATTTATAATTAAGTAATTCGGATAAATAAATGGCAAAAACATTAGCAGACTTATTTAAGAGCAGGATTGATGAGGTATATAATAATCTCGGTAGTAGAACTCTTATAGAAACACATGGACTTGTAAATATTCCTAGAAAGGCTGCGTTACTTGTATCATCTCCAACCGCAATAGGAGCATTAATTGGAGATAATGTCGGATCTACGCTAAAAGGTTCAGCAAACCGACCAACCGATACTATCTATAATAACAAAACATTTTTAAGTAAACCGGTATCTTTATTTCCCGGTGCTATAACCGGAGTAGAAGACGCTATTCAAAGTGGACAATCTTATTATATAAAAAAATCACCCGGTAATCCAAATGTAGTCTCTACTATAAAACAGGGGGCAAGTAATCCAAAACATGAATTAATGAAAGCTGGAGTCCAGCTACTAAAAAGTCCAACATCTACATTAAAAAAATTCAATGACTTAACCGGTAAATTAAAAAAAAGATTTACATCGGATTCATATGGGCCGGAAAAATCGGAAGATGGTGAAGGAAAAATTCGTAAGGATACAATAAAATATACTACACATGCGCCGATATATCAGAAAAAATCAACTTCCAGAGAGTGGGTTCAAGTTGGTGTAGAAGAGAGAAAAACAACAAAAACTATAGATGATATTATATCTAATATATTGAAAAGGGGTAATGAATATTTAACCGATTTACAAACAGATAATAAACAGATAAATGGACCCTATGTATTAATTGAAAGTTATCCTGATAAGAAAAATAAAATACTTTTACCAGGAACAATATTTGGCTTATCCGAAGATGCAAGCCCGGAATGGAATGGTTTCAAATTTGTCGGTTCTCCTTTTCAAATGTATCGTTATAGTGGTGTTGAAAGAAATATAAAATTTGAAATAAAATTATACTACACCGACTATGAAGAAAAGAAACAAATGAAAAAAACTTTGAACAAACTTAGAAAATTAGTGTTTCCAAATGAAAATGTTGCTGCGGCCACTTATGCTGGTAATACATCCGCTTTAGCATTTACGCCTAATATTTTATATCTTACCATATATGGTATATATAACCAAATTTTATGTGTTATGGATACATTTAGCCTAACAATAGATGATACATCACCTTGGGTAGCCGGTTACAATAAACAAATAGAAGATGCGGAAGGGTCTAAAATGAGTATTGATGATTATAATGAGGAAGACAAACCATTCCCCGTATCGGTTCAGGTATCGCTTGGCTTTAAAATAATAGAAACTCCGCAAATATTGGAATCAAATGGTAAACATACATATGAATATGCTATAGAAGAAGATGAGAAGGGTCTTCCAAAAAGTTATTTTACGGATCCAGATAACGCAATTAAATCAGAAAATGACAAAGATAAAAAGATTAAACAATTAGAAGAGAAAAGAAAACAAGACGCAGAATTAGCGGCCAAACTAAATAAAATAGGGTTAGATGCGGTAAAGAATATTCAAATGGCTTCTTTCAGAAAAACAATATAATTAGTGTTATAATATGGCAAACAGATACACATACAGTAAAATAGTAAAAACACCAGAAACAAATGAGTCGTACTTGGAGAGTACGATATATCCACAAATTTCCGCTGCAGATAATGATATCTATATATTAACGGATGAAACCGATAGATTAGATTTACTTGCTATAACCTATTACAGAGACCCGGCTATGTGGTGGATTATAGCAACGGCGAATAATCTAAATGATGCTTCTATGTATATTGAGCCGGGTACACAACTTCGTATTCCGACAAATGTACAAAAAATTATGTCTGATTTGAGTAAATTAAATAAATAAAGTTATGGCATTTCCATTTGTTGCACCACTTGAAGATTGGGTTAAAGAATGTTTACATTTTAGAGAAGTAACGCCGGAAATATCAGCATATAAAAATGCGTTTGTTATTATGACATCTGGTGCAAATGTCGTAAAGGATACAGCTATCCAAGCGTTTACAGATAAAGAAAAAAGGCTAGAAACACTAAAAAAAATTATAGACGATAAATCTTTTTTGTATGAAGGATGTGTAATAGCAAATAATATTAATTCTCAGTATCTAACATATAGTTATGGGAGCGATCAGTATACTGATAGTTCTAAAAAAACAGGTGCAACACCGGTTGGGATAGACTTAAATGGAAAATTAATTGTAGCGGATGAATATAATAGGGGTGTTTCAACGCCATTTATAGAAGCACTAAGTATTGATAGTGATGGTGCAAATAATACATTAAAAACAGCAAAGGTAACGGTTAAATGTTTTTCTCTGAAACAGCTTGAAATGTTTGAGTTGTTTTTTATGAAGCCAGGCATGAATGTTATTATTGAATTCGGCGATACTTCACTTTTAACCGGTATATATGAGGGAAAAATAAAACAACCGGATCCAAATAAATTGAAAGTATGGAGAGATGGTAAATCTAATCCTATAAAATATTATACAAATGTAAGCGAAGCCTTAATAGACAAAAATGGTGGAGCAAGTATATTTGAAAAGCAATACACAAAGGCATTTAGATCCGGATTGGATGCATCAAGGGATTATTTTACAAAAATAGAGCAATCTCTTGGTACATATGATTTTATAGCAGGAAAAGTATCAGACTTTACTTTTTCTTATGATACATCTGGTAATATTTATACATGTGAAATAACTGTATTACAATCAAATCAATTATCAATTGCTTTACCAAATAATCCACCAAAAGCAAAACCACAGAAGGGCCAAAAACCATCAACTGACAATCAAAAAATTGATAGTATAAGCGAAATAGTCGAGAACATTGCATTTAATTTTTTATTAGATAAGGATAAATTAGATCAATTACTGAGAGAGACTCCGCACCCAGAGCAGCAAAATGCTGTCGGTGATAAGGGAAGAGCTTCGTGGATATTATTTGATACCTTTAATTTTGAAAAAAAAGAAACAAAGGAAAAAGATGTTAAAACATCTGGTACTATATACATATCCTTTAGGTTTATATTGTATATTCTTATGAATTACATTTTAACCGATAAAGACGAATTGACTAAAAATGAATTTGGAATACGTGGGTCAAAATTTATAGTCAATGATAATGATAAAGAAGAAAAGCATATAATACCGGTCTTTAGTAAAAAACAAATAATATCAAGTAATCCCGCTATAATATTCCCAACATCAGAATTACCTAAATTTATAGCGGCGGTTAGAGATAATGCTGATAAAAAAAAGGAAGGAATAGTTACGATTGATGAAAAAAATCCATTAGACGGAACAATAAACGGATATGATTTCCATGTGGCCGGTGTTACTAAATTAAAGCCCGTAGGTACTGCGGAAGGTAATGAATGGAATATACAAACCGATGGCGATGTTAGATTAGGAAATGCTCTAAATATCTTTTTAAGATACGATGATATAGTTAGACATTGGAATCAAGAAGTATTTCGTGCAGATTTTTTAGATAAGGTATTATCAATGATAAATACAAATTCTTATGGATTATTTCAATTAGTTTTTGCAGCCGAAAAAGATGAACCGAATTCTCCAAATGTAATACTTGACCTTAAACTAAGAGAAAGTACAAAGGCTATGCCAAATCTTAAGCAAGAAAACGAGAATGAAAATTTCAAATTTAAAATTGGGCCAAGGGGATCTATTTTAAAAGATTTTTCATTTAATTTTCAAATGTCAGATTTAATGGCAGCTCAACAAGTATTTTCTGGTCCAAGTTTATTAGTTCAGGTACAAAATGAGTACAAAGAAGCAGCTAAACTCGGAGCTCCGCAAGCAGCCGAATATTTGAGTAATTTGGCGCCGCCCGACAAACTTTATAAAGCGGTGGACAACTCTATGTATGCAAATGCCGATGGTTATTGGTCAGTCAATTGGTTGGAATTTAAACTTGGATTAGCAAAATTAGAAGATACAAAGAAGAGATTGAAAGAATCTAGTTCTGTTTTAAAATCTGAAATTTCCGATAATAAAGAAAATAAAGAAAATAATAACGCACAAGAAAATAAAGCCGGAGAAGAAACGGCAGCCAAAGATGAGGATCTAAAAAAAGAAGTTGAAAATCTTATAGCTGAAAAGCAAGAAAAATTTATAACACTTGTTGTAAATAATGCTAAAATTAATACTGCTGTTACACCATTGATATATAAAGACCCAAATTTTATACTCACTAGTATACTACTTAGAGAAGAAGTTGATGGTAGTAGAGCATTATTGACTCCAATAGAAGTGTCATTTACTATTGATGGGTTTAGTGGATTTAGAGCCGGGTCCACATTTAATGTAGATGGTATACCTGAAATATACAATCAATCCGGTAGATTTCAAATAAGAAATGTGCAGCATAGTATTAATGGTATTGAGTGGAATACATCGGTTAGTGCTGATTATTTACCAAATGCAAAAGAGAAAAAAATCGTAGACCAAAACATTACTAAATAATAGGGTATGTATAAAGATATTATAAGTAATCCTAATAGGTTTAAAATAGAATATCCAGACACTATAGTTCCAGAACCAACTGATAGTGATTATCAAAATGGATTTATACGCAGGTATTTTGTTATTAAAGGAAATGACCCAAATTCGCACATATTTGAAGTAGCAAAAGATGTATATGAAAACTACTCCAAAAATCCGTTCTGGAAAGTAGCATCAATACCGTGGAGAATATCGGGTCCAATAGACCCGATTACAAACACGGATATAAAAAAAGCAGATAGAGGAGTAAAAGCATCCAATACAAATGCAATCCTATTGGCAAAAGCAGAGATGCCCAGATTGGCACTCTACATACCAGACCTCATACAATTTCACATAAGTCGTAGAAAAACTTCATAATCGTAAAAAAGTTTCTTATATTCGGTTCGTATGACTATAATTGAATACGATTCCGACTTACAATTATTCAACGACCATCAGATTCGCCTGATTGTTCCGGTATGGAGTTCTCCGAAAGGACACGAGTGTGGATTTCCGATAAGTTTCGTTTATATCCGAACCGAAACCGATGAGTTCATCATAAACTTTCGTCACATAGATGCAAAGGGTATCGTTCCGTTTGATGTCGGAAAATTGGCCGGCACAAACACATTCGTTCTCGGACATCGTTATTTAGATAGTCGTGGAATAGATTACGAATGGGCTTACTTTGAAACATTCGGAAAACCATTTGATTGGAATGAGTTCACACAACCGCTTTATCGGACTTATAGAGTAGAAGTACCAGAACTGAACGATTGCATACCCCTGATGAAATGGATTGAACTGATACGAACTATAACGATTCCAATGGGTATTAAACCGCAGTTCCGTAAGTATTCAGACGCAATCCAACGGCTCGGCCGGATTGAAGGGGCTGGGGTAGCAGTTGATGCCAAAAAAGTCGTCAGCGAATGGGAAATTTCAGATAGTTATATCCACAACGGGCTCCTATACACAAAATATAACCCGTATACGGTAACCGGCCGACCAACCAATCGTCATTTGGGAATTAATTGGAGCGCACTCAACAAATCGGATGGTAGTCGTTCCGTTATACGGAGTCGTTTTGAAGGGGGTTCCCTTATTCAATTTGACTTCGAGTCTTATCACATACGATTGATAGCCCGTCTAATTGGATACGACTTTCCGAATGATAAAACGGCGCATGAACATCTTGCGGAATGGTATGGCGGCGTTGACCGAGAAACTGCAAAGGGGATTACATTCCGTTATCTTTATGGCGGTTTGGATGAGTTCGGTCGCCAGATTCCCTTCTTTCAACGGGCCGATGAGTTCATTAAGAAGACCTATCGTCAATATGTGTTAGATGGCCGCCTGACGACACCAATTATGGGAAGGGAAATCGGTTTTGAACGGATTGGTGGGGATGCCGGAGAACAAAAGGTATTTAACTATTTTCTACAAGCGCTGGAAACCGAAGTGAACTATCATAAGATTGGGGAGTTATTGGAATGGTTTGGGGAGAGAAGGTCAAAATTGATATTGTATAGTTACGATGCGTTTGTGATTGATGCGGTTTCCGATGAGCGTGACGACATCCTTCGTGAAATTCCGACAATACTAACCCGTGGTGGATTCCCTGTTAAGATTTATGAGGGAAACGATTACGACAAAATGGAGGTTTTATTCTGAAATCTATATTTATACCATATACATTAAACATATATGGTAATGGATTTTCAAGAAATACTATTAGAGTTAAGTTACAGAGTACCAGAAGGCATACCGAATTTAACAAAACCAGGTCATATACTGGAATTGCAGAGGATACTTTCCGAACGGGGTGTAAGAAATTCTGTTGATGTTGCTATTGATGCGGCCATAAATTATTCCATATTGGATGAAGCAGGTGTTAAAAAACCATCTAGTGCAAAATTTTCTAGCGGTGGTAAGTGGTATACATCCGATCCAAAAAAAGGTGGAGAGTATGTTGGAAAAGTTGTAAAAGGAAAGTTTGTAAAAGCAACAAAAGACGAAAAAAAGAAAGAGAAAAAGTCAATAGAGCAAGATAAAAAAGCAAAAGAAAAATCTACTAAATTAGGTGCTGGTGAATTAGAAAGTGATGTAGAAAAAAAACAAAGAGAAGAAACTACAAGAAAAAATGCTGAAAAAATAGGCGATTCTTTATATGGAAAAGAGAATAAAGGTAAACTTTTACAAACTTCAAAAACAACGCAAAATGCATTAGATAATGGGTATGTAGAAGGAGCAGAATGGGTAGCACCGGGAAATGCTGGTTCAAACTTTAATGAAAATATGTCCAACGAAGGAGTGATGATATTAAATCACTACCCAGATGCCGATGAAGAGACAATCGCAAGAATTTTATTTAATAGAGTAAAAGGAACAAAATTAGCTTCTCAACAAAAAGATGTTTCAATAGGAAGTGAAATAGGATTAAATATTCCAAGCGATATATCAAAAGAAGACAGAGAATTATACAAAAACTGCATAATTACAGCGCGTAGTGCAAAAGCTAAAAAAGAAAGATCAGAAGAAGGTATAAATCAAACACGTAAACAAAAAGGATTTGGTAAAAAAACAGAAAATCATGTCTTTGGTGGAACAAAAAGTGATTTAAGAGACTGTGAAGAAGTTTTGTCAAATGCAAATAAGGTTTATGTATACGATCAGGGAACGGGTGAAGTATATGAGATACCAAAAGAAGTAATAATTAAATGGTTAAACTCAGGTGGAGGTGGTGAAAATGCAGCAGATACTGTAGTATTAACAACGGATGAAAAAGGAAATGTAATCTATGATGGTTGGTCTGATAAAAAAACACTAAAAGATATACAAGGTAACTCATCATTAAACGATGATTATACTAAGTCAATGACGAGATTAAGAGAAATGGTTGAGTCTAAAAAAATAAAAGATACAGATGTTCCAAGAGCAATGGAAATACTTAGTGAAGATCAAAAGACAATTAGAACTATAGAATCTGGTTTCAAAAATATAGCATCAATACAATCTGAGTATTTTCTTAAAACAAAAAATATTGACAAAATAGAAGAAGAAACTTTGAAAGATTCTAAAACATCTAAGCATTTCAAAAATTTCAAAAATAAAGTTAATCAAGTTTTATCCGATAAGGCTGGAAATGATGCTAAAAGTACGGCAATACGAAATCAATTATTGCCACCAAAAAAAGGTGAAAAGCCGGAAGAATATAGAGAAAGATTTTCAGAATGGTTGAAAAAAAATAAATCTAAAGTAGAAGAATCTAGTTATTTGAAACTAATGTGCCAACTCGGAAAAAATAATCCCGATGCATTATCAGCCGATGATAGAAAAGTAATTGAAAGGTCATCTGCTAGGGAAAAGGAAAAATATAAGAAATCCGGCAAACCAGTTCCATCAGCTTTAGATACAGATGAAACTTTATCAAAACTTAGAAAAAAATCACTAGATTTACAAACAAGAACATTTAAGAAACTGAATGAAATAGAAGCTGTAAATCAAAACGGAAAGAAAAAGAAATTGGGTGATATATTGGGATACCACGATGCAAAAGATTTACTACATCTTGACAAAATAGATGAACCAGAATCTAAAACAGACTATCGTCAAATTTTAAGAAGAAATACACAAATTGTTATGGAGGGTATACCTGTTCAGCCTGATACTATAAAAGAATGTATTGGGGCTTCTACGGGTAAAGAACTTGAAGACAACTTTGAATTGTTATTTGAAGAAAGATATCAGAGAGATAAAGACAGCGGAAGAATTACAGGTAAAGTTGTATATGTATATGCTTTTGACAAAGGAGGTAAAACGAAAAGAATTGCCGAAAAAGTATACAGACCAAAGCAAGGTCAATATGCACCAACTGCTAATACGGTTCAATGGTCAACTGATATGCAAAAATGTTTTGACACTAAAAGAAAAAAATAAATGAATACACAACTACTTTGCCTTTTTACGACAAAAGTAGACTTAGATAGGTCTTTAGAATTTGTACTTGATAAGTATAAACTGATTAATCCTAATATTTTCGTTTTAGAAAACAGAAATAGACAGGATGAGTTATTTATAACATTCAATATAGAGAAAGGTTCTATGGCAGTAGAATCGGAATGGAAGACAATACTAGTACATCGTAAAAAGGAATCAAACACAATTTATACTATTAATGCCCTAAATGAGGTTATTAAAAGTAAAACAGGAGGTCAAATTGACAATACATTTGCAGTAGAATGGAGTGAATACAGAAATTGTATTCTAACCACTTCATCCAACGGATACAAACGGATTCCGACAAGGGTATTGCAAACTATTAAGATTGAAGAGGTTTCCTAATTTGTAAATACAACATATTATCCATATATTTGGTTTGTGGGTAGAACAAAAAAATACGAACCATTACAAATTACCATCTCTAGCGTAGAAGATATATTCACTACGCATAAATGTGATATTGCAAAAGCGATTCTTCGTGCCATAAAATATGGTTATCCTAAAAAAATGAAGATAATTGACTTTGCGGAGTTAAAATTTGGCCCAAAAGGAGAAATGACCGTGCAATTAGCAATAGACCGGCGTGAATTTTCCGAACTTATTGACAAAAACCTTCAAATTTTGGAAGAATTTGAAGAATATGAGTGGTGTGCTGAAGCCCTCAAATTGAAAGAGAAAATCAACAAAAATAAGGCCAAAAAAGAGTTGGAAAATCAGTAATTTTTCTGTATATTTGTTCTACAATTTTGAAGGAGTTACATATTTATACTTGTAAACCTTAAAATTTAAATTAAATGTTAAACCTTAAACCCTTAAAACGCTATGGATATTTCATTAGCTCTGAAGAGATTTCAGTCTCTTCAAAACAACACAAAAAAGTCTGATTTCATTTGGAAACCAGCAAACGGACAATCAGTAATTCGTATTGTTCCTTACAAGTTCAACAAAGACAATCCTTTCATTGAACTTTATTTTCACTACAACATTAACAACAAAACCTATCTTTCTCCGGCGTCTTTTGGCCGTCCTGACCCCATTGTGGAGTTTGCGGAAAAGCTGAAGCGTACCGGTGACAACGATGATTGGAAAGCAGGTAAAAAGATGGAGCCAAAACTCCGTACTTTCTGTCCCGTAATCGTTCGTGGTAAAGAGTCGGAAGGTGTTAAGTTTTGGGGATTCGGAAAGACTGTATATCAGGAAATCCTTGCATATATTGCTGACCCTGATTATGGTGATATTACTGACCCTATCAATGGTCGTGATATTGTTCTAACGGTAGCACCCGGTGAAGAAAGTGGTAAGACCTATCCTACTACAACTCTTCGTATCAAACCTTCAACATCCAAATTGACAACCGATTCGGAACTGATGAAGAAATTGATTGATGAGCAGAAGGAGATTACCGAACTCTATCAGGAACTTTCTTATGCAGAATTGAAAGGTGTTCTTGAGAATTGGTTGAACCCGTCTACAACTCCAGTTGAAGAAGGTGAAGAATCCGAAATCGTAGATGAATTGGAAGCACCTAAAGCACCTGCTAAAAAAGCACCTGTTACAGAACTTCCTTGGGATGAAGATGAAACTCCGGCTCCAAAGGCAAAAGTTGCACCAAAAGCAGCAGCACCTAAAGATGATGTAGCAACCGCATTTGACGACCTTTTTAATTCTTAATCAGTTACAATTATGGCCAGAAATGAAGATTTAGCGAGTGTTCTTGCTGATTCTCTCAACAAACAAAATAAGGACGGAAAGATAGCCTATTTTCTTGATGATGAGAAAAGTGAAGCCGCAACAAATGTAAAGGATTGGTTGTCTACGGGCAACGCCATACTTGATGTTGCAATATCCAACCGTCCTTATGGTGGCCTACCTGTTGGACGAATTACAGAGATTACGGGTCTTGAACAATCCGGTAAGAGTCTACTATCTGCACACCTTCTTGCGGAAGCACAGAAGAAAGGTGGAGTAGCAGTTCTTATTGATACCGAAACCGCCGTAAACCGTGAGTTCCTTGAAGCAATCGGAGTTGACATCAGTAAACTACTTTATGTTTCAGTTGATACCGTAGAAGCTATCTTTGAATCCTGTGAAACCATTATTGAGAAAGTCAGAACAAGCGACAAATCAAAATTGGTTACTATCGTTGTGGATTCAGTAGCAGCAGCATCAACTAAAAAGGAATTGGAAGCGGATTACGATAAAGATGGTTACGCTACCGATAAATCAATCATCATCTCCAAAGCAATGCGGAAGATTACTAATATGATTGGTCGGCAGAATATCTGTCTCGTATTCACAAACCAACTCAGGATGAAAATGAACGCAATGGCTTTCTCCGACCCTTGGACTACCTCGGGAGGGAAGGCACTTGCGTTTCATGCATCCGTAAGATTGAGATTGAAATCAATGGGTTCGCTCAAAGTCGGAGACCGAATCATTGGAATCAAAGTCAGAGCACAAGTGGTAAAGAACCGATTAGGTCCGCCACTCCGTTCTGCAGATTTCAACATTTTCTTTGACAGAGGTATTGATAATTATGGTTCATGGTTGGCGGTTATGAAAGATAACAAAATCGTTAAACAGAGTGGAGCATGGTATGAATACACAGACACGGTAAATGGTGAACTTATAAAATTCCAAGCAAAAGATTTCGCAGGAATCCTACAAGACGAAGAACTAAAAGACCAAATCTATCGCAAAATATGCGAAGCAAGCATACTACAATATAAGAGTACAAATACGGAAGAAGTTGAAATTTCAACGGACGGAGCAAATGAGTCAGATTAACAAAAAGTATAGAGATATACTCAAACAAATTGATGAAGAACACAAAGCATTTGGCGACCTTCATCGCAATTCCAAAACCTTAATCATTGATGGTCTTAATACCTTCATCAGGTCTTGGTCAACAGCACCTAATCTTAATGACAATGGTGACCATATTGGTGGCATAGTCGGTACTCTAAAGAGTATCGGCTACGCCATTCGTATGCTTAATCCCACACGAGTCATCATAGCATTTGATGGTAAGGGTGGTTCAAATAGTCGTAAACAAATCTACGCCGGTTACAAAGCAGAGCGTGCTAAAAACAAAATTCGTCTTAATCGTGCAATTACGGTCAATATGAATCCTGAAGATGAGCAAGTATCTATGCGGAGACAAATGGTAAGTCTTGCAG